CTGCGTGAATCTACCGGCACATCAAATAACTGATGAACATGAAACCCTCTTCCTGTCGCAACTAGCCTCACATCACCTTCTAATCTGCATAGAAGCATAGCAACATCATCTTTGACTTGCTCTATTGTATAGTCATCGTTAGAATCAAAATCCCACCATGCTCTATCCATGATGGCTGTATTATCCTTGTCATCCATGTTACCAAACGAGTAAAGGCTAGTGTATAAATCTGCCTTACCATTGAGTTTTCTCACATACTCTTTGAAATTATATTCGCTAGTGCATATCTTTCTCTTCAAACCTATTTCACGAGGAAATGTCAGTAGGTCCATCATATCCTTCAACCGCACCACACCCTTGACAAGTCCTAATTCGATTCTTAGATAAACCTTTGCCTTCTTGCATGGCTATGGCGAATGTATGTGTTATATTCCACATTTTTAGTTTGCCGCATTCTTCACACATTTCTATTGTTGTTAGATTTGGTCGCTTCATACTATCACCGTTGGGTCTTGACCTGCACCATGTAACTCTTCATCACATGATAAATAAAAGTCACACCAATTAGCACAGAAGTATTCGCTCCACTTAGGAGTCCAATCTTTCATCTTAAGAGTATTAACTATTCTTTCATAGTCTTTCTCAAAAGCAGTGTGACTACGCTTACCTAGTTTCTCTATGACTGTTATTCCTTTCACATCTCCAACATAGACTTCTTTGTTTTTACTTTTTAGTAAAGTCTCTGCTGTTTTAGGGTTGGTGCAATCAGAGGATATTAGCATCATGTGAGTCACAGGACCATATTTTTCTTCATAACCTAGTAGTCTAATCATTCTAGTATAGAAACATAATTCTCTTCGTACCCTGCTTAACTTAGCGGTACTAAGGTCACCTGTTTTCAATTCCATAATACAAAGACCACCATCGGGGTGTAGCATAAGACCATCCCACATACCCGAAAGAACAACATCATATTCAGGGTCATACACCTCCTTCTTTACTTCTGCCTCAATCGGCAAGAAGAACTCGTTGCCCCATACTTCCAAGCGTTGTGTCTCCATAACTGCGATTTCGTCAAAGGTGTCATCATACTCTGTCGCTACGGGTAACTGGGCTCTTATAGTCCCTAGCCCCGTATGTTGTTCTTTAGTAGTATATAGATTCTCGACACCTTCATGCACTATTGTTCCTTTAATCATAAACTCGGTGGCGGGTATTCTTACATCGGGTAATGCTACCTTATTCCACCAATACTTACGAGGACACTGCCTTGCTGACATAAAGGATGATTTGCTCATACGGAGTTTAACATCACCTATAACTTCATAGGGATTATATGATGATTCCATATACTCACTCTTCTTCTGCGAATGGATTGTCTATATGAGAAAATCCTGTCATACATTCTTCGACTTCTTTACCGTCTTTGTCTATTCTGTTAGGACAGACCGGCATAGCCTGTATTTCTTCAAACGCATGAGGATAAATGATATTCATACCACACCCACTACATTGTTCCTTAACTGCTAGACCTGCGTCTAATAGATGAAGATGTAAAAGTGTTGTCATATTCTCAGCGTGTTTGCTAAAGTCAATAAAAACACTCACTAATTGATTATGTTTTTCTTCAATCAAATCCACTTTTTCTTTCATTTCTCTTAAGTCTTGTTGCATGACCTGTTTTACTGTCATTTTCTTCGGCGTTCTTTGTCCTTTCATTATAACCACTCTACTGTTTTCCTTCCCTTCTTCGCATCGTATAGTGGAGACATATCCCAAGATGCTATTTCATAGAAAGGTTTAACTTTCTCTAAAATATATCTATCAGACATTATCTCGTACCCTATCCCGATGGTTGCTGGTAGTTCTTCCACTTTGTCAAAAGATATAAACCTTCCGTTATTATCTATCAGATTCCAAAAATATGAACCTTTTCTATATTGTTTTCCTAAGTGCGTATTCGCCCATAATGCTCCTGCTGCCGAGCCACCTATTGTCTTATAGTCTTTTAGGTCCTTCTTTAATTTACCTTTCTGTTTTAGGTCATCAAGGGATATACTACCATCTATCATATCATGTATAATATTACATACTTTCTCTGTAACACTTTCTTCACTTTTACCATCAAGCATAGAGTTTATAGTTGTATTCATAACATCCTTCATTATCTGAGGCATCCTTGCTTGCTTAGATTCAATCCCCTTGATATAATAGTCGGGTTCGTGGTATTTACCATCAGTCCATACTACCTTACCTGCGTATCTATTCTTAGCCTTAAGAAGCATACGCTCACAATGCTTTTCATATTCAGTTTCTATCGGAGCCATTTCCTTGTTAATCCACTCAACCATCTCAACACCCGCTTCGGGTGATTTAACACATACGAAAACAGAATCAGTATGACCATAAATTACATCACAACCCCATTCAATACATTTATCCCTAAGCGTAAAAAGAGTGTTTCTTGATTCCCTAGTAATGGCCGCCGCTACCGCAGGGTGATACATACCGAATCGGCTATCACCACACACTCCATACAGCGAAGCCACTAGGGACTTAGTTGCGAATTGAGCCGAATCCCATTTAGTCTTTTCGTCTTTGGTTGTCGAAGCCTTCATATTAGCCTTGTACTCATTTCTTAAATCTGTAAGTAGGTTCATAGCACGACCTAATGCACCTGTTGGTGCGTCTGTATCGAACACAGCATTCTTCTCATCAAGTAAAGTTTCCCAAGATATATTATACTTAACGACATTACTATGGTACATGGCTCTAATATCCATGATGGCAACATTTTCATATAGCCCTGCTACCGGTTCTTGTATATCTGCACCTTGATAATCTTCATAACCAAACTGAGCCCTTGAAGGCATCTTCCAATCAATTTCTTTATCACGCATAAATAATACTGTTGCTAATCTAGTGACCCAAGGGGTTGTTGTAAAATCACACTGAACAATATGCTGTAAGTTGATATAGTGGTCGATACAATTCAACATCTTATCTAATTTAGGAAGTAATGCTACGTCTTGTATGTTATAGTCAATGTATAGACCGATGTCAGTATAGTATGTATCATGCCCGTCTGCTAGGTCCATCTTTTCTTCATCTTCAAGAACAAACTGCGATACATCTTTTAGGCTTTGACCAGGTAGTTGTCCGTTCTTTATTCGCCATAACTTACAGAATACAGTCATTAGGTCAATAGTAATTCTGCCTTTGATACATTGTGACCAATCATCAAACTGATAACGAACAGAACCATGTGGACTCATTCTTTTACCTGCATTCCAATCATGTCTCTTACAAGCATCAAACAGGACTCGCATATCAGCACCCATAAAGAACCACCCTGTCAATACATCGGGGTCTTTCTTCATCATCACATGGAAGAAATCATCTAGCAACTCTTTTTCAGTAGCGAATGCTTTTAGTGGGGGATTGAAAACTTTGTCTCCTAACTTTGATACTAAAGGTGGGTGTGTTTGACCGGGAGGCGATACAAACCACGTTAGATATTTCCCCATGTAATTATCATAGACAGTCGCAACCGTTACTTCTTCCCTTTCATTCCATTCAAGGTCGACATACCATACACGATGCTTATAGAATGGGTACTCTTTACCATTATCCATAAGTACTCTATTAGTGAAGGGAATATTACATTCCCAAGTCTGTGAAAACTTATCCTTTAGTTGTGATACTTCATAAGGGTCGCTAAGTGTTATCTTAGTAAGTGATTCACCATAAAGACCACTAAAACCCTCTTCCTTTCTTATTGCTGAAACTAAATCTGCTTCTTCATCTCTAATAAAACCATAAGGATAAATGTGGCTTATTATATCTTGCTTTCGGTCAAGCGTTACTGGGTCACGATACCTAACTGCAACCCTTTTCCCGCCTAACTTATCCACTATCATAGCGTTCCGTTCTATCGCTTAGTTATAATACTTGCCATCCATCAGGGCTTATAGTTGGTGGGTTATGTGGTTTGAAACAACTAAACCATTCCGCTATATCATACATGACTTCTGCACTAAATGGCCTAACAAACTCCCAATCGTTATGTGCTATGACCCAAGGATTATCTTCTAAGTCTAAACAGAGTTCTTGGTCTTCTGCAAACCATATAACCTTCTTGCCGGTCATGTGTGCATACATAATCTCCATACAAGTACCTATGCTTAATTCTTTAGGAACATAATTGACTATAACAACATCACTTCGGTCTATCATTAATTTATCTCTAGGGACTATTAATTCTTTGAATGTCTCATCATAATGAACATCACCTGCTTTAGCACTAACCATAGGATTGAATACTGTAAATCCTTTTTCGGTCAATATATTATATGCTACTTCACGCCACCCTATTGAACGCCAACGCTCATCACCTTCGAGAATTGGTCCGCACAAATAGAATGATACACTCATTCTTGTCTCCTTCCTCTTGGTCTGCTTTCGATACTATGTTTTACAATCCACTGGTTTATGGTCATAGGGCTTACACCACATCTATCTCCAATCTGTTGAAGGGTTTGTCCTTTGTTGATATATTCTTCTCTTAACCATGATTCTTGTCTATATGGTTTAGAGGTATCAGCCTCGCCTGTGGTTAAAAGATACCATACTCCATCTTTAACGAATCTTACATTCGCTTTACAGGGTATTAATTCTTGTATTCCATCTTGTTCTTCATCTATTACTATTGCGTATTTTGTTTCTATCATTTGTTTTGGCTTCCCGCCTATGGGCTTTCTACTGTTACGGAAGAGGCATGGGGTTATAAATCTTTGGCTTACAACCACTCTGCATAGTTTCTTTTTTCAAAGTAAGAGGCTTTTAATTCTTTCGTTATTTTCATAGCGGGTATAGTCTTGTATATCTTATTTACAATAGACGGTCTTAGTTTCTGCTTTGCTATCTTACTGGCCGCACCCCTAACTGCCGCACCTCTATTTACAGCAATATTATTATGACCTATTTTTTCTTCCCATGCTTTTGAAGCATAGTGGAGAAGAACAGGTGTCATATTCTTTATTAACTTATTATCGTAGTCTTTACAGGCCGTATCATATATTAGACCGTTGTCAGTCCTATGTGAAAGATGATACCCTATACATTTATCCCCTTCCATAATGGTCAGAAGAAGTGCATCTTCTAATTGTGAATAGGCATTGAACGAGTCAATAAAGAAATTAGATTTCCATGATTTCTTATCCCTTTGTTTTAACCATCGGCCGGTCAAAGCATTACACGATTCTAGCGTTTTGTATGGGGTGTTGCCCCAATGAACCTGTATATCTATCGCATCTGAGTCGATAAGCGACTCAGCCTTGTTACATGGCTTTCTTAATTGGTTCTTGTTCACCCCGTATCTATCGCTGAATGCCCTAAGATTGTATATGTATTCTTCATTATCAAACACACATTTGTCACTCGAATACCCATAATCTATGAGGCTAGGAATACCTGCATCGTTTAATTTATTCACCACATCATCACTTGATGGTAGGATAGCATACAATACTTGAGTTCCCATAATCTGTCTATCTTTTAGAACGACTAATTCATCGTCAATATATCCTAACTTGAATACATGAGGTTGGTGCATCAATCTAAGGGGGGATTCATAGTATCTAATTAACCTACCACAA